GTCTTGTTTGTTCTTAACAATCTCTTTTTTAATTCCAGTCATATGCCCATAAAGGGATAAGATATGTTCTCTTGTTGTTTTTGGTTCTATTGCCATTATTTATCCGTTAAAAGTAATGTCGTTTTGAAAGAGTTCTGCTCCTCTTATTTGAGTTTTTGCAGTTTGTAAATTGTTATTAACGGGAGGAAGTATAGGTACTTGGCCTGCTGCAGATGCATTAGAAGGAGGTAACTTTAATGGTTGAATAGGTGTAGTTTCTTTTTCATTTTTAAACTGTTCTAAATATTTAAAGAAAGTATGGTTTTCTGTTTCTAAATCTACTCTTCTGTTTTGATCAATAATTTCTCTTATTTCTGGAAGAGCTTCATAATATGGATTAGGTGTATCTGTTCCTTCTTTATCATTTAAATCTCTAGTAATTTTTGTCATTTGTGTTCTAAAAAAATCATTAGGCACTTGAGGTGTATACACTCCTCTAAATAAATTTTGAGTTGTTTCTTTATCTATTCCTTTTCTAGTAACACTTTTTCTAATTTGATTTTCTGGAACACCTAAAGCTCTGGCTGCTTGAATATTTTTATACATTTCTTTTACTGTTTCATATTTTCTAGCTTGTGAATACTTATATCTTCCTAAAATATCTTCTGGAGATACTCTTCCTCCTCTCAAAAGAGGACTAATAAATAAAGCATTATCTTGTTTTAATCTTCTACCAAAATCAGTTGTCATAAATTTTAAAGATCTAACAGGATCGGCTGTAATTTCTCTCATTCCATATAAACTACTTAACTCATCACTTAGATTATACATCTGACCATACTTATCTGTTTTGCCTGTAGCTGCTCTACCCATTCTTACTAATTGATTAAGAGAACCTGGTTTAAAAGATTCGGCAACATGAGAAATACCTTTAGCTATTTTAACCATTGTTTCATCTTCATCACTCCATACTCTTTTTCCTCTAGATCCTATGCCTTTTCTAAAGGTAGAATCAATTAATGCTTCAGAAAACATAGATTCTGTAGCATAAGGTTTTAAAATTTCTGTAATACTCTCCGTCATACCTTCTCCTAAAGCTGCTTTTAAAGAATTGGGATCGCTTTCTCCTCTTCCCAATGCACCCACGATAGCATTAAAAGGTCTAATTAAAGTATCATAAGCATTAGAATAACTAAAATCTACATATTTTAAATTACCATCTTCATCTCTACCCATGGGAAGTAGTGTAGAATTTTTTGACCATTCAGGTACAAATTTTCTAAGTGCATCCATTTCTTCGTCGGACACATCGTTTTTAGCTTTCATCATTTCAACTAAACCATATGGAACACCACCTACTGTAGCCCCAAAACTAAATAATCTTTTATAACCTAAACCTTTAAGACCAGGTACACCAGAATTAATTTCTCTTAAAGATTGTTCAAAAATATTATGTCCTGTTCTCATAATCTCTAATGGAAATGCTATGAAGTTACCGAAGGGAGACATACGTAAGGCTCTTCCTGTTCTACCAATATATGCGTAGTTGGGTACTTGATTACGAGTTAAATTTCCTGCTACTTCGTCTAAAAAATTATCCATCATTTCTTGAGGATTAGATGCTCTTTTTATATAGCCTTCTCTAGGTGCTGATTTTCTAAAATAATTTGCTGTCTGTTCTCCACCCTCTCCTAAACCTTGTATCAATGTTTTATACTCTGCCGATAAAGGGTCTGCATACAATAATGTTTTAATATTAGAAGAATTAATTCCTAAATCTTTTACTACTCCAGAGTATCTATTTCTCTCTAAACTCCAATTTATAATTTTCCAAAAATCATCTTCAGCTACATATGCATCTTGAGTTTTCTCATATATTTTTTTTAATTGTTTAACAGTTTTGTTTCTTAAATTGGCAGGAAGTCTATCCCCCAAAGATCGTTCTACCTTTGCAGGATCCGACATCATATCTCTTATTAATCTTTTCATTTCTCCTGCTTGAACATTACTATCTGTTACACCCACTGCTAAAAGTTTTTGATAAAGAATCTCATCTGCCTCAGTCATTGTTCCTAAAACTCTTTTTCCTGTTAAACCATAGGCTTGTTTAAATACATTTTCTCCACCAAAAGCTTCAGGCATTAACATTTTAAAGTCTCCATAAGTAGGAAATGCCGCACCATTAGCAGATACAAAAGCACCCGCACTTAATAAATTACGTACGTGTGTTAATGGGGATAGTATTGTTTTAGTAATTTGAGAACCAGCTTTAGGTCCAAGAATAGCATACTTATATAAAGTCCCTACACTACTTTTATTTAACCAATTACTTGTCACCTCTAACAAAGGTTCAAACTGAGGTGCTTGAATATATTTATTATCTAAACTAGTTGAAATTTTATTACTATCACTTTCAAATTTTTTCCATTTAAGAGGATTATCTAAATCTCTTTTGGCTTGAAGCTCTGCTTGTTTTATTTTAAACGCTCCATCATCTGATGCCATTAGTCTTTCTCTTAAACTAATAAGATCTTCGGCAGTTCCCTTACCCCCTAGTTGTGATTGATTTAAAATATCATCTACTAGTTGAAGTTCTGACTTAACAAAACCTCCTGGCCCTGCTCCTTGTTTTGCAATTTTATTTAAATAATCTACTGTAAAATTTACATTAGCTAGTTTTCCAGTGGTTGCCATAAAAGTATAAGTGGGGTCTCTTACGATTCCAAATATTTCTTCTTGCCAAGGTTGTAATACTTTTTTTTCTAATACACTACTTTTAACTTGAACACCTTTTAATTCATTAGGACTTATATTGCTGTCATTTATTTTAAATATATCTACTTCATCATTGGCTAATCTTTTAGCTGCATCATCCACTACACTATCTGCTTGTCTTACTATTTGTTCGTATTGTGATTTAGGTACTGCTTCTTTTAAAGCTTGTTGTTCAAAAGATGCTATCTCATCAAGAGTAGCGGGTCTTTGTAACGCAATAATTTTTTTATTAACAAAATCTTCTCTAGTGTTTATAATTGTTTGGTCAACATATTTATCTTTGGCTCTTGCTATTTCATCTGCACTAACTTTGTATTGATCTAAAATTTCAACTCCTGTTAATTTTTTAGCATCTTGTGCTCTATAATTTGCACTAAAATATCTACCAAAATTATTACCTATGCTTCTTTCCATTGCTCTATTAACTGGTTTGCCAAATATATAACTAGATAAATTATCTGTTGACTTTCTAAACTCAATAACATTTTTTTTAATTACATCCGCTGCATCTTTAGATCCATACTTTTCAACCAAATCTAAACTTTCTTTTAGTTTTGGAGTTATTCTATAATCATCATTAGTAAAAGCACCTTTACTTCTTATTTTATCTTTTAATTTTTCAATACTATCAAAAGCATTTTGTTGTATTTGTTTTTGTACTTCTGGTGTAACTTTTCCTTGATACTTTGTAGCTGCTTCTAAAACTTCTAAGTTAGCAAAAGCTTCTTTACCTATAGTTTTAAAATTATCTCTACCTCCTAATAATTCTAATCTATCTACTTCACTTTTAAATTGTTCTTTAAATTTTTTATTTAAGGCTATAGATTTATTAATTTTTCTAAAACCTCCTTCTACAATTGTACCATCGGCGTTTCGTTTTATTTGTATTCCTGGTCTAGAATCAATTCCACCAGATAATTTAATTCTTTGTTCTAACGCTGTTCGTGTAGCTTCTCTTCGTTCGGCAGCCACATAAGAACTCCTAACTTTTTGTAAAGCTTTTCTAAAAATTTCTGGGTTTCTTTGTTCAACTGAAGAAAGATAAGCCAATTCTAAATTATCAAATTGTTTAACAAGTTTAAGTTCTTGAACAGCTCTTTTTTTAGCTTCTGGTTTTAACATATTTTCTAAATTAGAAATACCAGTAGGACTTAACGCTTCTTGTAAATTTCTTTTAATAGCTTCTTTACCAGAGGTTTCATTAAAACCTTTAGGAGATGTGGATCTTAATTTTAAATCTGGTAAAATTTCTAAATCATAAACATCTTCTTTAATACTATTCATAGCACTATCTACTTTGTCTACTAAGTTTTCACTTGCTCTTGTAGTTGATTTTACAATTTGATTTTTAAATTGAAGTTCTTCCCAAGCTACTCTATCTGCTGTACTAGAAGGTGAAAACCCTCCTTCAGGTCCCCATTTTTCCCAACCTCTTTTTATAGCACTCTTAGAATATTCTGTTATCCCAGACTTCGCACCTAATTGTTTAACTCCTGAACCGGCACCAATTAAAGCTAAATTAAATAAAGCACCTTCAGTTCCAAACTTTAATCTATTTTTTAATTTTCTATATGCATCTGATCTACCTTCTTTGTCTTCTCTATCCATCATCGTAATTGCATAAGGTTCTAATGATGTACCTTTTAATATATCTCCGAAAGTTCCTATGTCCTCGTCAGCTACTATCGCTTCTCCTATTCCTCCTCCTACAAGTCCTCCAGCAGTGGGGCTCATAATTCTTTTACCCATACTTCCCAAACTCATATGTTTGCCAACTTTTCTAGCAGTAAGGGCTTTACTTGCTAATCTTGATCCTATTTGAAAACCTTTAACTGCAGGTATACCAATTTGAGTTAGAGCTTGAGTAATTTTTCCAGACAATCTTGCTTCAGCTTCATCATCCCATGGGTTAACATCATCAAACCATTTTTCTACACCTTTAGCTGTGTTTGTGTCACCAATTAAATCAACTAATTCTGCTCCCAAAGATACAAAACCTTTTGGAATGTTCCACAGACCTGTTGCAACACCAGCAAAAGCAGATTCAAAAAAACCTACGTCTTCGTCTTCTCGTTTTTTTTTAGTTTCTTCTACTGATAGGGGAGTAATCGCCATGTAGTCTCCTTATTAAATTAAAATTTATCGGATCCTGGGAAAATAAATTGTCTTCCATCCCATTTTCCAAGGTAGTTAACTCCACTTGGGTTTTTAGCCATATAAAGTTGACCTTTTTCTAAGTCTCCTGGGTTTTCTTCAAAAGTTTTAATTACTACAAAGTCTCCTACATTTTTACCCATGTCCATAATTTGTTGAGCTGCGGATAGTTGATCTTTTTCATCCCCATAAACACTTACTAAAGCGTCTATATTCATTTTTAATCTAGCAGTAGAATCTCTCTGTGCGGATGCATTAACAAATTCTAAATTAATAATATCAGCTGGGCTTTTATATCCAGGTTCTCCTGGTTTACCTGTTAGTTTAGACATAGTAGTAATTTTTTCTAAGTAAGGATTGTCCATTTTCTTCATAGCTGCCTGCATTGCTACACCTTTTAATTGTCTTTGACCTTCTCTTTCATCTTTAGCTATTGCAGTTAAACCTTCTATTGAAGGAGAAGCTGCTCTACCTATTGCTTCTGATAAAGATCCACCTGGTTGTGCTAATAAGTTAGCACCAAATTTTGCAAGTTCCAAATACTTAGATCTTTTTAATTCTTCAGGGTCAGTGCCATATGCTTCACTAAACATTTCCATGTAATCTTTCATTACATCTGTGTCTGTTTTTCCATCACCATACATGTTTTCAATTTGTTTATTTTGATTTATAAGATCAGCTGCTTTTCTTTTTTCTATTTCTGCTTGTGCTGCATTTTCATTAGCTATTTCTAATAATTCTTTTGCCTTATCTTCTCTTGCCTCTCCTGTGTTTTTAGCATTTGTATTAAGACCAAAAAATTCTGCTACTTGTGGGTTAGCATCTTCATCTCTATCTGGATCATTTGGATCATATATTTCTGCTTGATCTCCAAATAAACTTGTTTTTATATCTTCAACATTTTTATTAGCCGATAAACCTGGATTGTACCCAAACAATCTTCCTATTGAATTTATAGGAACGTTAATAGCAGTATCCATAACAGAAGAGGTAGCATCCAATAAAAGATTTCCTCCAAATTTTAAAACAGAACCAATACCTGATCTATCTAAAAATAAATCTTCTTTACCTAACTCTTCTCCTGCTATTTTAATTTGTTCTTCTAAACTTAAATCTGGATATAAACTTTGAACATTTTTAATAATTTCTTCTTGTCTCGCTTTTTTCTTATCAATTACTGGTTCAGCAAATCCATATCTATTACCCATTTTTTCTCCATGGATAACACCACCACCAATTTGTCCACCGTCTGCATAACCTAGTCCAGTTGCAATACCATTTCCATAACTAGAAACAGTTCCACCACCTCTGAACATAGGTCGTTTTAAAATTTTACTCATTACCTTAATGCACCCATTAGTCCAGCTGCACCAATACCAATCCCCATAATTTGTTGTGTAGCACTAGGAGGAGGTGTTGATTGTGTTTGTGTTGCTGCAGGGAATCCACCAATTACTGATGCTAGTTGTGGTCCAACTAAACCTAATCTAGTGTAGTCAGCAAAAGCTGCTTCTCTAGCTGATTCTTGTTGTGCACTTAAATCTGCTTGTTGTAGTTGTCTTCCTTGACCACCTAATTGAGTTTGGTAAGTTCCTAATCCTTGTTGTGCAGTAAGATCTGCCGCTCTTGCTTGTTGAGCTTGACCAAATCCTGTTTGTAGTAATTGAGCTTCTTGCATTGCTCTAGCCATATCGGCACTCGCTTGATATTCACCCATCATGGCAGCTTCTCTACCACCACCAAAAGCTCCAGCTTGAACTGCTTGATTTCTTAATGCACCTAAACCTTTTTGTTGTTCTCTTTCCATTGATGCAAGAGAAGTATCTATTACATCTTGTTGGTAGGGAGACATATAAGATTGAATAGAACCAGCCCCGGTTCCCGCTCCTGTGCCTGTTAATGCACCAAGACCTGCTGCGGCTGTTGCAGCCTGTCCTTCAAGTCCTGATTGTCCTTGAATGAATTGATTTCCGGTGTACGTGGATGTAGGGATATTTTGATTAAGTAAACGTAATCCTTCGGTTGTTACACCAAGACCAGCGGTTTCTACAAAAGGTTCTCTATACTGTCGTGTTACTGTTTCAGCCATTTGTTATCTCATAGCCTTTCCGTAACCTCTTAACGCCATTCCACCACCTCTTTTAGGACTTCTTATTATTTTTTTAATTTTAGTAGAAGTCTTGCCTGAAAGTTCTGGCATCTGTAAAAGCTTTTTCTTTTTTTCACCTTTTAAAAGTGTTGTGTATGTTTTACCATTATGTGTAAAAGTTTTCTTACCCATTTTTTTAGCTAATTTAAATTTAGCGCCTCTGCTAGTAAGTTGTTTACTTGTATCACCAGTACTACCTCTTTCTCTATTAGATAGTCTTTTTTGAGCTTTAGTTTTTTCAGCTTTAGTTTCCGTAGAATATTCTAAATTACCTTTTTTAGTATCATCTCTAGTAGATCTAAAAGTTTTTTTACCTTCTGCTTTTGCTTTTGAATGTTGTTCTCCGAAAGTAGGAATATATTTTTTCCTCGCTTTATCTACTTTACTTCTTATTTTTTTCATTATTGACATTATTTTGCCTCCAAGTTGTTCATTAAATTATACATTCTCTTCGCACCTTTATTCACACTTCCACCACCTGCTGCTCTTACAGCATCTGCAGTCATGACGAATTCATTTTTAGAAAGTCTTGCAGGTACGTCATCTGCTCTTTCTTTAGAACCTACAGGAATAAACCCTCCTTGTCTATAATCCATTTCCATAGGGCTTCCACCCATTTTTAAACCCATTAAATTACCATTGGTTTTTACTCCTGTTATACCACCTTCTTCATAATTTCCTCTCATGGAAGGAGGATAGTTTTGAGCGTTATATTTTATATCTAATTCTTTTTCTCTTTTATCATCTCTTTTATCTTGAGCTTCTTTATCTACTAAATCAAAAAAGTTATATTTTTTATCTTTACTTTTCTTTGGTTTTTTATTTTTCTTAGCTTTAGCTATAGCCTTCTTAGCTTTTGCTATATCTACAACCCCACCTTTGTCAAATCTCATCATAGGAACAGGTTCTGCATTACCCATCATTGGTGTACCATAAAACATTTCTAATCCTTCTCTCATTGTTCCCAAATCTTCTACATCAAAACCATCGTCACCTTTCATAGATTCTATAAAGTCAGCCATAGTCATTGATTCTTCATCGTCACCTGCTTCTGCGTTTATTGTAATACCTGTAATACCTGTAGTACTTTCTGGTGCTTTCTGTTTACCCTTACCCTTACCTCTAGCCATACTTACACTTTTACCATATCTATATCCTGCTCTACCACCATCTGCGTAACCATAACCATCTAACATTTCATTTACATAGTCACCGTCATATCCTGCGTTCATAAATATATCAAAAATAGCCGCTCTTCTTTCAGTTCTATCTCCAACACCTTGTTCTTTTAACATTCTATTATATTCATCTAATTCGTCTTCAGCAATTTCTGCTTGTTTAACACCATAATCAGTTGCTCCTTGAGCGCCAATCATTTTAGCATTAGCCATAATACCTTCAGGATTTAATAAACTAGAGTTACCTGCATTTTTAAGAGCTTGAGCAAATTCAAGTTTACCTGTACCCGCTACATTTCCTAGGGTTGCGTCGTTGATAAGAGAGTTACCTGCTACATTTAAACCTTCACCAATTGCTGTTGGTGCGGCTGCAAAAATACCTGTTCTTGCAATGTCTTTTAAATCCGCTTCATCGTCGCTTAGACCTTTAGTAAGTGCTGCTTTTAAAAAAGCATCTCCACCAAATTTTTGTAAACCTGCGGATAACCCCATGCCACCTGGCATCGCTGCCATTAAATAAGGTAAGAAAGGTTTTACCTCATTAGGTATAATCTTTGATACAAATTTACGTGCTTTTTTAAACGGATTGAATCCCATAATTTATGTCTCTATTATATTGTTGAACGGCAAGATAGCAACTCTTGTATATATGCTAATACCAACCATTTTACTTGTTTTTATGCTCTTAGTCAATCTAGAATGTATTAACACCAGCGCCCAAAGGTATACTTTCTACAGTTATATTTACGTCTCTACGTATATGTTCTGGTTTAGTAGTGGTATTTGGATTTTGTACATCTGTTAATGCTTCTGCATCAGAGGCATATTCTTTTTTTGTTATCATATTAGTAAGTGTTACCTCACATTGTGGTGTAATTATTGGTACTGTTTTACCATCAATTACTTCATACCTAACTGAAGCTTTTGTTTCTATAAATGACATTATATATCCTCTCTGTTAATTTCTAATAAACTAATTGTTATATCTGGTCCTGTAATATCTGATATCATTTTTAACTTATCATTCTCTTGTAAGACTAATACGTTAATAATAAATTCATGGGTAGCATTTGCAGCTATAGTTTTTTTACTATAAAAATAATCTACATTATCAGAATTAATTTTAATTGTAACTAAAGCATCTCCTGCACCTTCATTATAAATATGAATAGATTTTACTAAAGATCTAGTATTACTTGGAACTGTGTACACATCTTTTTGAGTGTTAGTTATTAAATCTGTATTTACTTTTTTATATATATTAGCCATTAAACCAAGTGAACCTTTCTGAATCTTCTTTTAATTGTCTTAGAAATGTAGAATTTAATTGTTCTACGATAGTTGTCAAGGCTCTATTAATTTGTCTTTGATTATCTTCACTATATTCTTTTTTAGGTTCTGGTAATCTTACTACTACTTTTGTCATTATCTTCTTCCATCTGGTTGTAGATCAGCTTGGAATGTACCAAATCTCCATGATTGACCTGACCCTATATTTTCTATTTTAACAGAGGCATATCTTCCTCTTGCTCTTGTATCTACTTTAGTTGTAGATGAGTTAATTGTAAAGGGACTTAGTGTTGTTACAGTATTAGGGTCCGCAGGATAATCAGCAACTGATATAGTTATTTGTGCGTCTCCTATCAAAACTTTAAAGTTAGGTAAAAATCTTCTCATAGCTAAAAAATATTCTCCTATACCTTGATCAGTTTGTAAAGCAAAATCATAAGAAGCAATAAAAGAAGTTAAAGTTGTAGTCGTCCCATCAGGATTAATTTGATCTGTGCCTACTTCTTGTTCAAAGAATAGAGTTTGACCTAAACCAGATTCTCCAACGACTGTAGGAAACGTTCCGGTATTGGTACTTTTAAATGCAGTTGCATAAGGTTTTGGATAAATTAAAGAATCAATCCAAGCTGTTCTTATAGAATTTTCATTTACTCCTGTGTACCAATTACCCATAGGGGCAGGTTGAACTGTTTGACCGTAGTTGTAAGTTACAGATCTATCATTAAAATCAGATCCCGCACTTGGGTACCACCAAGTAACTTCTGTAAATAGATTATTAATTCCTGCGTTAATTTGTTGACCTTTAGTAGTTGCCGCATCATCATAAACATAATCTTCAACTGAACAAGGTAGTGAGTTTACAGTACCATCAAAAGCAAAGAAACCATTATTAGACATCCAGTAAGCAACACCATCAATTTCAATTGCTGCATTTTTACCAATCAATCCACAGTTAGTACCAACCTGTTCAAAACCAAATGTAAAAGGTGCTCCAACAAATTTCATTGTATACAATGAGTTGTCAGTCCAAACTAGAATATTTTCTTTAGCGGTCAACGCTCCAACAATTCTTGATCCATCTTGAAGTCTTTGAGATCCTGCACTATTAACAGCTAAAATATCATATTCATTAATTTCTTCTTGGTTTGCAAATCTAATAAACATATCATCTTGAGTAGTTGCATCACCAATAGTTACTTCTGTACCAAAGTGAATTAAATGACGTGTTGTTGGTGATATCAATGTTAGCCTTGAAGCGGTTGGGTTACCTACCCCAGTTGCAATAGCTGTTGAAAAATCAGTAGTTGTTGTAGATGCTCTTGTTGTTAATCTTGCTGTAATACCAGAATCCCAAGTAAAAGTTTTACCATTGGCAATAGTTGCAACCAATACTTGACCAAAGTTATTTAAAGACCAAAGCCCCGGTTCTAGAGTTACAGTCGACGCTTCTACTGCATTACCCCACCCAGTATAATCCGTTGCATTGGTAACCACTGCAGAATTATTATGAGCTGCTTCTGTTGTACCTAAGGCTCCACGTGTTGCACCTGTAAAAGTATTTGTGCCTTTGCCTGTGTAGGTAATAAGTTCTGTACCAATAGCTAAAGTACCTACTGTTGGAAAACCAGTGTTAGATGTAACAGGAATTATATTTACACTATCATTAATCCCAGAAGATAAAGTATTTGTTAACGCTCCAGAAATTGTACCACCAAAATTTCCAATACCATAACCATAACCATAGGATTGTGCGGCGGGACCTACTCTTTCGTAAGGTTGAATAGTCATAGATCCACCAGTAGATATAACAGAGGTTGCTTGGTTTAAAGAATCAATTGTAAATGTAGTTGTAGTTGGAACAGATAATACTTGAAATAATTTATCTTCAAAATCAGAAGCAGATAAACCTGTACCACTAGGTAGTGTTACTGAATCTAATACAACCATGTCTCCCTCAATTAAACCATGGTCTGATGTAGTTGTAATAGTACATAGTTTAGTAGAAGTACTATTTGTCGCTAATGTAGATGATGTAAATGTTGTTTGAACTCCGGCGTTGTTACTGCGAAATGGAGTTATATCAAATAGTTGTCCTTCAAAATAAAGAAGTAAAAATTTATCTGTACCAATAGCTGTGTATCTATTACCTTCTAAGTCAACAAATGAATGTAGTTTTCTAGAAACACCTACTATACTTTGGTTAAGTAATGATTGCCATCCCCCTACTTTTTCTGGAAGACCATATCTAAATCTTACATTATCAGATTCTACCCAACGACCAACGGCACCAACAGTAGTATCTTGTTTATCTATTCCAGGTGCAAATTTAATTTGTTGAAGAGCCATCTGATAGCTCCTATGCTGTGTTCGTTTTGTAAGCCCAGCCTCTTGTTGAATCTATAAAAACTAAAGTTATAGCTTGACCATTAGTACCTAAGGCTAAGTTATTAGTACCCGAGTTAATGGGTTTACCATTTCTTTCAATAGTTAAAGCATTAGATGCAAAAGTTCCTCTTGCATCTATAAAAACTACTTCATCACCGACAGCTGGAGCTGCAGGTAAAGTAATTGTAACAGTTGTTTGAGTTGTATCTACTAAAAGTTGATCTCCTGCAACTGCTGTAAAAGCTGTCATTGCAGATGAAGTAACAGTAAAATAACCTTTTTCAGTAATTGCTTTAGATGTATTAGTTCCATCTGATTTAAGAAGCATAACTGCTTTATTTGGAACTGCAATTGGAGTTGATGAACTTGCTGTCTTTACACTTAGAGTAAATTTGTTTGCTGTAGTTCTATCTGTTGCGTCTTCTATAATAAAAACTCTTTCAGAACCACTAGGCATAATTAAAGTTTGATTACGTGCTAAAGTACCAGTTAATTTAAAATATAAATTTTTACCATTAGATACTGCACCGTCTGTTAAGGGTACTGTGATATCTGCATTACCTGTCATGGCTAAAGATAAAAAACCTGAAGCTGCTTGTTGTAAAATTTGTAAGTTAGTATTAGTTATAGTTCCCCAAAGCCCTGCTTTTTCTCCAGTGGTTACTAGTTCTAATTTTAAATCGTTTGAA